CTCTGAATATTCAATAATTTCGTCAGGATGCTTATTTGCAATCATAGCAAGAGCATCTTCAATTTTCATACTATCGTCAAGTTCATCCTTGAACCTGGATAGAAAATCAATAAGCATTGCTTTCTGCATCTTACGAACTTTACGCACAATGCCGTGGTAAGGTTCATCAGTCAGTTCATATGTTTCATTGTTAATAGTAACAGTAACCATAATAATCAGTAAGAAAAAAAATATTTAGGATATTGTAAGCCCGGTAACTTGCAGCGATTCTAATTTATCCCCGATGACCTCATCAGGCTTAATATCAAGGGGATACTCAGGGAACTGAACCCCGGTAAGGGTAAACGTCTTACCATCAATGGTAAACTTAAATCCACACTGTGTAAGTGCCTGAACCTGTGTAAGCAGATCAAGATCATCATAATACAGTTCAAGACCAAGTTTAACGTCCTTACCCACGTTTACAACACCATCAATATGAGTGCTGTTAGTAGAGGCAAGATCCTTGAGGTAGACATTCTTATTTGAAATGGATAACTCAATCTCACGCACAATATCAGTAGCATCAGCCCAGGCAGAACCATTGTCTGTGCTTAACTGAATGGCACTAATATCATCACACGTAAGCATTGCATCGGTGCTCTCCGTTGCATTACTACCCGTTCCCTTGTAATCAGTAGCGGAAGGTGCGGCAGCATCAGCAGCAGTAAACTTAGCAGAACACTTCAGCACATCATCTTCAGGAATGGTGAGCGTAAACTCATCTACGACACAACCCTTATAGACAACATACTTATTTGTTCCACCCGTAATAATTGCACCAATCGTAACAGAATTAATACCATCTACAAGACCAGTGCAAGAAGTATCACCACCAAGTGCAAATCCTAAGAACCCTTCTAAAATACCCTGTGGCACATACTCAATCTCAATGCCCGCTTCCATCACAGTCTTAATATGCTTATAGGCAGCAGACTTCGGATCAGTGTAGGCAGCATCAGTAAAATACCGCGTGGAAAACGATTTCGGTTTATCCGTAAACTTAGCATCAGTAACAATACCAATCCATTCCATTTCAGGATCCGTAGGTAACGTACCAAATGCGGTTTCTTTAACATATTCAACAGTTGTAGTATAACCTGCGTTCTGTCCCATAATTTTCACCATCTCTTTCTAAATTCAATTACAACAATATCCAATTCACGTTTCATTGCACTATTCTTTTCGACAAATGCGGGAGCAACGGGAGAAATATAACTTATGCCTTTGTAAATGCCCGTCTTTAACTCCCGACCATGATTTAAAAATGCATCGGTAATAAGATTAAAAATACGATTGATCTCACTCTTCTTATCAGAAATGATTGCAACACGCACTAACTCATGTGTCTTTGTTCCATCGATGATTAGGGTTTCTCTCCCCGCTACAATGTCTATTACAACAGTAGGAGGAACGAATCTTTTTGATTCGGGATAAATGGTAGTAACCTTATTATCGAGTTCTGGAACTTTCTCTTCAATAAAATCTGCAAGTTCCTTTAAAACACCATCTATATCCATTATAACCCCGCTAATGATATATTTACATTAAGTAAGTTCACACGCTTAATTAACTGACCAAGTTTAATACTATAGATAAACTTAATCTGTCTTACATCATGGATAATACCACGTTCAGAATCAGAATACTTATATCTCGATTCATTGGCAATCGGTTTGAATTTTTCTGTGCCAAACACAAGAACCGTATTGTAAGGAACGTATGAATTTTGACTTATAATTGCATACTTCAATGATTCTTTACGCTTATAAAACCAAGAACTCATGTAGCGCCCTGTATCATACGGGGCAGAGTCCTTGATCTCCTTTGTCATATCAGCACTAAACAAATCAAGCGTATTATCTACATTCTCCTGCACAGCAGCAAGAATCTGACTTAACTTTAGATTAGTTTCCTCTACACCTTGCACCATTGTTTTCATAGTGCAGTCTCCAGGTGTGCTTCAAGTAAGTAGTATGATGTTCCAAAAATCTCTTTTCCTACAATCTGGTATTTACCAACGTTATCAACGTAGTAATCACGGTTTAGAACAATGGTATCACCATCCTGAATATTGATAAAAATGTTAATGATACCAAATTGTTCAACTCCAGTGCGATCTAAACGTCCAAAGACATTAGAATGTAAGTCATATGCGCGGGCAGGGAGAACAACAGCCCAATATTTTACTTCTATATATGTGGTGGTTGATTCTTGATAAAAAGTGTCAGAGGGAGTTGTAGAATCCTGAATAAGAAAGGTGCAATAAGCGCCCAATTTCTTTAATATATTATTCATTTTAAACCCACTCTGTTGCATAAAACCACCTTAAAAAAATCCATTAACATTTAACAAGAGATAAGAAACATAAACACCAATAACAGCAACAATCAACGCTATAAAACCCTGTATCATCGTATCTTTAATTGATATTACCTCTTTCTTTGTCTCCTTCCAATCCAATCTCAATTCATCAATAAGGGCGTAGAATCGTTCATCCTGCTTCTCTTCCCTACGCTGAACTTCACATAAAATATCAGTCCGTAAACGACAATGCTGTAACTCGCATGATTCTGTGCTACCCATTTTCTTCATCCTCAACGTATTTACATCTTGAACGGACATATGGTAATCCAGTTGAGGCTTTCTGAACACTGAATATTGATTTGCGAATTAATGTTGACGTTTCTGCTTCATACATTTTGATTATATCGTCAATCTCATTATACTGTTGGGCTGACCCCAACTTTGACATATACGGCAATTCACCGTTTGTTTTCATTCGCTTTAAGGTTAATGCGGCTGATTTAAAGAGATGAGCCGATTGGATTTCATATGAAGGATTTGTTTGAACACCAATGCGTGATTCAATATATCTCTGTGCAATATTAAGAATATCTTGGAGGGTAGAATCTGATATTTCAGTCTCTACCAATCCACGCAGTTCTGCAATATTACTCCAAGACATTGTAAATCACCAACCTCAAATCTTGGTTAATTTACAAATCGCATTTGCATCATAGACAACAGGAATCACACACTCGTAAACTCTACCCCACAGATCCTTAGACTTCTGGAGCACTTCAGTTTCGGTGGTCATGTCCTGTGCGACAACCATCTCAAAGAAACCGGCAGAAGCATCAGCAAGAAGCATACCCGTTCCAGCAGCCTGGAAGGACGTAGAGTAAATATTTCCACCCTCAAGAATCTCCTTGACCATTGCTATTTCACGCTCACCTGCACCAGAACCAAGAACAGACGTTGCAAGTTCCATATACTGAGTGGGGTTAAGAACCATATTATAAGGGCCAGTAATGTTATCAGCCTGCATCAGATCAATGGCACCTGCAACAACCGCCAACGGATTACCACTAGTTCCAAAATCCTTCTCCGTGGTATAAGAGTTACCTGCACTCTGATAAAGTCCCTTGATGTCATAGTTAGTTCCATCGGCAGCGAAACCATTGAGAATTAACTGATTCTCAAGATTCATAACCTTGTAGGCAGCACTCGAAACAGTAGCGGTAGAAATACCAAATCCACCACGAGCAGCAGCAGCGAGATCCCTACGCGAGATACGATACTCCTTATGCAGAAGCGGAATAGGCACATCGGTGCGAGTAAGTTCAATCCAATCCTCAGCGGTATCCGTAAACTGATACGTCAGCAGAGCATCTGAAACTTCATTAGCCGTGTCATACGTCCACTGTTGAACGCCAATACCACCGGAAATGTTACGAGTATTAATAATCTTACGTGCAACTGCCTGTTTACGCGCGGTAAAGACAATGGCATCCTTTATCTGTCTGTAATATTCAACGGGAAAAGTCATTTTATAGTCACCTCAAAAATAATTTAAATATACACCCTAGCCATAACGTCCTGAGAAACAAACACAGTATCCTCATCAACAGTTGCAGTAACAGGTGCAAGCGTCTCTTCAACACGACCTACAATCTGGAAACCAGGGGCAGTACATACCATATAGAAGTTACCTGCAAGATTAGCACTATTAGAAGTAGTATACGAAACCGAAACCTGACCACCATTAACAACATGAATACCTGGAACACTGTAAGTCAACGGAGTAGTAGTATCGGCATCCGTAATATCAGACTCAACAAGATACGCACCAAGCGTGTTATTAGAAGCAACAGCATCTACATTGTTGTGCTTCACAAATCCAGTAGCGGCACATGATTCTGCATCGAGGAAACCATTAGCGTCACCACCATCAGAATCCTCTGTAGACAGAAGCCCAACATCAATAGTAGCGTCGGCAACTTCCTTAGTCACTTCAACAATAACATCAGAAATAATCATGCCTTCCGGGAGATCAACACCAGTATCAGTCTCAGAAGTATTCTTAGTAAACGGAATCCTGACACCATACCCTCCGGGCATAGGCACAACAGGAACAACAGTGCCACCACCCCACGATGCGAGCAGATCACCCTTCACAGTGCCAACACCAGGAGCGAGATGCATCATAGCGACGAAACCACCACCACCAAGAACAGGAACACGCGCGTCCCTAGCGTAAGCGGTATCAACATTGGCAGGACGATTCGATGTAGACGATGCAGCACCTAAGAAAGACTGCTCGTAACCTGCAACACCAAACGGTGCTTTCGTAACACCATCACACGCAACAACATCATCGTCATTCGTGCCTTTCATTACAACCATTCCCGGTTTAATGGTCGTTGCTTCAGCCTTCTCTTCCTGAATCAGAACAGTATTAGGAGCGTAAGCAATAATCTTATTATCCGGTTCAACAAAACCATAGTAACCCATAAAAATTCACCTCAAATTATTATTTTACTCCGTGAACCACTGACCATCACGGAAATAACCGACAGTCCAACCAGATTCATTCTGGAACGATTCAGGAGTCTCGCCTTTCTTCTCAGGAGTAGGCGTATACATAGGAGCACCCGCTTCAACATTCTCACGCTTACCTGCAACCTTATTCAGAAGATCAATGTGCATACGCACATCCGAAGCGGAAAACTTCTCACTCTGGAAACGCTCAACTTCGGGCGCAATCTCAAGCGAGGCACACACGTTCTTGTAATCGGTCAGGGCGAGTTCCTTCTCAATGCGCTCACGCTCCGCCTTCAGTGCAACATCAATACGAGAAGCAACAACGGTTTCAAACGTGTCAGGGGAAATAGCGGCAGCCTGCACCT